TGATTTATTAAATGAGTTCGTCCATAACTTAGATAATATAAATTTAACTAAAAAAACAGTTCATCACATTGATTATAATCGTTATAATAACATTCCAGAAAACTTAGTCAGAATGTCTAGAGACGATCATTTTGAATATCATAAGCAACATTCAAGTATTTCTGGTAAAATCGGTGGAAAAGTTACAGCCCAAAGAAAAAGAGAAAATAATATTCCATTTTTCAATCTAACAGACGAGAAAAGAAGTGAAATTGGTAAAAAAGGTGGAGCTATTGGAGGTAAAAAATGTTATGAAAATAAAAATGGAGTTCACGGGTTATCAAAAGACCAAACCCTAATAAACTCAATAAAAGGAAATCAAGCATTAAAAAACAAGCTTGAAAATGATATTCAGTTTTATCATAAATTCTGTGAGGCAATTAAAACTGGTTGGGGAGAACAACAGCGAGATGAAGCTGCAATCAGGGCTAAAAATCGTTCCCCAGAGTTTTTCTCTAATATGAATAAGTTGGCTAATCTTTCTCGGTGGAATAGTGATAAAACTAAAGAACAAAAATTAAAATTATCCAACAAACAAACGATTGAATATACACAAGAAATATTTGATCTTGTAAAATATTGTGTAGAAAATAATTATGGATTTGAAAAAACTATTGAATATGTGAATGAAAATCTAAACTTTGAGGAATGGAAAAGTATCAATTCAAATAAAAGCCCAAGAAAAGGTAAATCAAACTATCCATTAGAAAAGTTCAACTATCATAATTTAACTAATGTTTGTAAAAAATTTGGATTTAACTCTTGGAAAGAATATAAGAATTCATTTGTTTATAAAAATCATAAGATTAAATCTATTGAATTTTTAGAAGAAGCTATTGATGTTGGAACTTTAACGATTGATAGAGAGGAAATCTATCACAATTATCATACATTTGCCCTTGAAGCCGGTATTTACACTTGTAACTCAACTGGTGAAATTCGTGATGACAGAAAATATATGGCAATGCTTGAAGATTATTGGCTTCCTAGAAGAGAGGGTGGGCGGGGAACAGAAGTTACAACTCTTCCCGGAGGACAAAATCTAGGAGAGCTTACGGATATTGAATATTTTCAAAAGAAACTTTATAAATCATTAGGGGTTCCCTCTACCAGACTTGATGCTGGAGGAGGATTTAATCTTGGTCGTTCTTCTGAAATATTAAGAGATGAACTTAAGTTTACTCGTTTTGTGGGAAGATTGAGAAAAAGATTTTCACAAGTATTCATAGATATGCTAAAAACTCAACTCATTCTTAAAAATATTGTAACACCAGAAGATTGGGAAGTTCTTGGAGATCATATTCAATTTGATTTTCTTTATGATAATCATTTTGCAGAATTGAAGAAAAATGAAATTCTAAATGATAAACTTGGTGTAGTAGCGGCAATGGAGCCATATCTTGGTAAGTACTTCTCTATTGATTATGTAAGAAGAGGAATACTAAATCAAAGTGATGATGAAATTATTGAAATTGATAAGCAAATCAAAAAAGAAATGGAAGCAGGATTAATACCAAATCCAGCGGATATGATGGCTCAACAACAAGGAATGGAAGGAGGACAGCCGGCTCCTGGTAATGTGGATACATTAGGCTCTCCAGTTAAAGAGCCTGGTGTCTCTACATCAAACATAGAACCCGGAGAAATCTAAATAACTTATAGTTTATTTTTTACTATTATGGATCCGATTGTAAGTATGATTGTCAATGATGAAAATCCATCAGACATCACTGATAAGATTAAAGAAGTATTGTATTCAAAATCTGCAGAAAATATTGAAGCTCTAAAGCCTTATGTTGCGGCTTCAGTATTTGGTGATGAAGAGTATGAAGATGATGACGAGTGAAGGAACTCAGTTAAATATAGGTTTTAATAAATAACTAATAAGGTATTCAATATTATAATGACTTTTAAAGTAGTTCAAAAAGTTGCCGCCGTTAATATCGCTTCCTCTGGTGGCATATCAACTTCTGCACCAATTGCTATGAAGACTGGATATATTCGTGTTACGCCAACTCAAAACTCTTATATAGAAGTTGGACCAAATCCTGGAATTGATACTTCCACAAGTGTGTTTGTTCCTGCAAACAATACAATCATTCTTAAAGAAGAATGGGGTTCAAAGGGATTTGTTGGTATCATCACTGGTGCTACAACTACCATTATATTTCCGGAAGGAACTGGTGGTGGATTTACTGTAGGAGAGGTAGTTGCAATTTCTGGATGTTCTCCATCTGGAGTTAATACTAATTTTGCAACGGTTGCAACAGTAGATGACAGAATGTCTTATGACAGCTATCATAATACTAGATTGACATTGAATTGGAATACTTCTTCTGTTGTCTCAGTAACAGATCAAGAGGGAGAACTAAGAAAAGTCACAAGAGTTGCAGCATATAATGCAGGTTCTGCTGCAAATAAAGTTCATATTACTGAAGTTCAAGTAAACGCTTACGCATAAAACAATGAAACTAATCACAGAAGAAATTGATGATGTAGAAGTGATTGTTGAAGAAAAAAATGGAAAAAAGAACCTTTATATAGAAGGAGTATTTCTTCAAGGTGACATCTGCAATCGCAACAAAAGAGTATATCCAATGGAAACTCTTCGTAGAGGTGTAGGAGTTTATATTGAAAATTATTTGAGTAAGGGAAGAGCGGTAGGGGAATTATGTCATCCGGTCTCCCCGACAATTAATCTTGATCGAGTTTCACATAGTATTATTTCACTTAAAGAGAATGGAACAAATTATATTGGAAAAGCTAAAATTTTAACATCTTTACCTATGGGTAAGATTGCTGCTGGACTTTATGAAGAAGGGGTAAAGCTTGGGGTATCTTCTCGTGGGGTGGGATCTCTTGTTCCCACAAATGAAGGATACAGTAAAGTGAGTGAAGATTTTATGATTTCAACTGCTGCAGATATCGTTCACGATCCTTCAGCACCTGCAGCATTTGTAAATGGAATTTATGAAGGAGTTGAATGGCTTTATGACAGTAAAAATCAAGAATGGATTGCATCTGGAATTAAAAATGCCATTGAAAAAGATATAATTTCAAAAAATTTAAGTGAAGAAAGAATGCTTCAGCATTTTGAAAATTACTTAAGAATGATTTAAAAATTAAAAAATATAAATATATACAGAAATAAACAATAGTCTTTTCGGAGAAATCAAAATGCCTCGTGGAAGAAAAAATTTACAAGAAATGGAAGTAGGCACTAAGCAATCAAGAACTGCTGTAAATGCTGGCGCAAAACCAGCAGAACCAATGCCTAAACTAACCACTGGTATTCCTGACGGCCAAAAAGCTGGTTGGGAAGATTTAGGTGGTCCTACACCACAAGATTACAAACCAGATAATGATAGTGCAAAGCTCAAAGATCCTGCAGCGATTTTAGCTCAGGTAAGAGATGTAGTCAATCGTGGTGCAGCAAAAGCGGATGCAATGCCACATCTTGCTAAAGGTGCTGTAAAAGAGGCGGCAGAAGATGATGAAGATTATGATTTAGAAGATGATGAAGAGCTTGAGTATGATGACGATGAAGAAGTTGTTGAAGAAGGAACTTCTTGTGATGATGACGAAGAAGATGATGACGAAGAAGATGATGACGAAGATGAAAAAGAAATGAAGGCTAAGAAAAAAGCCAAGAAAGAAATGGAAGAAGAGATTGAAATGATTGAAGATCAGATTGAAGAAGATGTAGAAGCTCTTCTTTCTGGTGAAGAACTCTCTGAAGAGTTTAAGTTTAAGGCGAAAACTGTTTTTGAAGCTGCTCTAAACGCAAGAACAGAACAGATTGAAGAGGCAATTGTTGCCAAATATGAAGAGCAATTAGCTGAAGAAGTTGAAGCGATTGCTGAAAGTCTTACAGAAAGAGTTGATGCTTATCTTGAGTATGTCGCTCAAGAATGGCTAGAAGAAAATGTTCTTTCTGTAGAACAAGGACTTCGTGCAGAAATGACCGAAAGTTTCCTTGTCAATCTCAGAGACGTTTTTGAAAATCATTATGTATCAATTCCTGAAGAAAGATATGATGTCCTTGAGAGTATGGTAGAAAAACTTGATGAGATGGAGACAAAACTCAACGAACAAATTGAGAGAAATATTACTCTTAATAAAAGACTAGCAGAATCCGTTACTGATGTAATCTTTAGTGATATTTCTGAAGGGCTTGCGCTCTCACAGAAAGATAAGCTTGCTTCTCTTGCAGAAAATGTTGAGTTTGATAGTGAGGAAGAATATCGTGAGAAACTAGTAGCATTGAAGGAATCATACTTCCCAACACATACTGGTACTCATAGAAACACTCAAGACTACTTAGTAGAAGAAACTACTGAATATGCACCTTATGTCACACCAAGTGGGACAATGGAAGTATATCTAAATGCTCTTGAAAAAGTTTCTAGAAAGTGAATGTTTAATTATAAAATCAAACTAAAAACAACTTTTTAATAGAGGTAAATTCAAATGCAAATGTTCAACGCCGAACAACTGCAGGAAAAGTGGGCTCCTCTTCTTGATTATCAAGGTCTTGAGCCAATTCAAGATTCACATCGTAGAGCCGTAACCGCTATCCTGCTAGAAAATCAAGAACAAGCTCTTCGTGAAGAGCGCGAGTTTCTTGCTGAAGCACCAGTTTCCCCAACAATGTCTGCTGGAACAGGTGGCTTTAGCTATGGTTCAGCCGCTGCTGGTCCAGTAGCTGGTTTTGATCCAGTTCTAATCTCATTGATTAGACTTTCAATGCCGAATCTTGTTGCTTATGATCTTGCTGGCGTTCAGCCAATGAACGGTCCAGTCAGTCTCATTTTCGCAATGAGAAGTCGCTATGTCAATCAATCCGGTCCTGAAGCTTTCTACGACGAAGTAGATACTGCATTCTCCGGCCAAAATAGAGGTCTAGCACTTACTGGTTTCTCAAGCGTAGCCGCTGGTCTTGGAACCACAGATCAAACAGGATCTAATCCAGGTCTACTTAATCCTACAGCATCTCCTCTTGGTTCTTACAATGTAGGCCAAGCAATGAATACTGGTGATGCCGAGAAACTTGGTGGAAGCACCGATGCTGGCGATCAATTCAATGAAATGGCTCTAAGTATTGAGCGTATTTCTGTAACAGCCAAGAGCCGTGCTCTAAAAGCTGAATACAGCCTTGAACTCGCTCAAGACCTAAAAGCTATTCACGGTCTAAATGCCGAAGCTGAACTTGCGAATATTCTTAGCACAGAAATTCTTGCTGAAATCAATCGTGAAGTTATTCGTACCATCTACAAAATTGCTGAGCCTGGCGCACAACAAAATGTTGCCACTCAAGGTGTATTTGACCTTGATGTAGATAGCAATGGTCGTTGGTCCGTTGAGAAGTTCAAAGGTCTTATCTTCCAGATTGACCGTGATGCTAATACCATCGCACAAAGAACTCGTAGAGGAAAGGGCAATATTGTTCTTTGCTCTGCCGATGTTGCTTCTGCGCTAACTCACGCTGGAATGCTTGATTATACTCCAGCACTGAATGCTAATCTTCAAGTTGATGATACCGGCAATACCTTTGCTGGAACTCTTAATGGCAAGTATAAGGTTTATATTGACCCTTATTCTGCTAATGGCTACACAAATGCTTATCAGTATTATGTTGTAGGTTATAAGGGCTCAAGTCCTTATGATAGTGGGCTCTTCTACTGCCCTTATGTTCCTCTCCAAATGGTTCGTGCCGTTGGGGAAAGAAGCTTCCAGCCTAAGATTGGCTTCAAGACCAGATATGGTCTCGTAGCTAATCCATTCGCTGAAGGTCTGGATCAAGGTCTTGGTAGACTTCAAACCAATAGCAATCGCTATTATAAGAGAGTTCTCATCAAGAACCTTATGTGATTTCCAATCTTTGGTTGGAATGTTTAAAGGGGCCTTTAGGTCCCTTTTTTAATGATTAGTCATCAAGTTTATAAAACTTACAACCTTTGTGATGAGACCTCTTACCACTCATAACTTTATATACCAAGCTATGATTAAAGCCTTTATCAATACAGGCTTGTTTTAGATTAATAACAATCTCTTCAGTTCCATCAGGATATACAATCTTATAACGCTTTTCATAAAGTTTTCTTAACTTTTCTTTTTTAGCCTCAATCTCCTCTTCACTGCCTTCCCAATACTTTTTACCTTGTATACCAAGTTGTTCTTTTCTTGATTTAGTCTGTTCTGTTTCATTAGACCAATATTCAATAGCAGCTTCTTTACTATTTTCTTTTGCCTCTTCTGTTTTTGGTTTCAATTTTCCTGTATTAGCCATACTAATTTTTGTTCGTGCTTCTTTTGTATGAGTTTTGCCGTAAAAATTATTGTCTTTACCAGCACCAGTTGGGGGTTTATTTCCTCCCTCAACTATATTCATAAGAATGCCCCCCTCATCAATACCTTTTCTGCCATATTTTTTGATTTCCAACTCTTCTAAATCATAAGCATAATCTTCGTTTAGTTTTTCTTGAAGTTTAAATACAATAGGTTCAAGACCTTTTTTTCTAATGTTATTAATGTGTCCCCAAAGTCGTTTATTTCTAGAAGTTTCCAAAGTGTCTTTTAAGTGTTGATAACACCGATTTTTAACTCCTTTACCCACATAAAAGACCATAAGAGTAATGGGATTAATAAGATGATAGACGTAATAGTTTTCCATAATGAATTTAATATTCAATAATATTTATTATATCATAGTTCTTACGGTCAGTCAAGAAATAAGTATCATTTCAAACCAAAAGCCAAAGTTCCACAATTCCATATTTTTTCATATCCAAGTTCTCTAGCCTTTTCATATTCAGTGCAATCATAAGCCCCAATATATTTCTTTTGAAATCTCATACGATTAAATCTTCTTAAGAAGTTTTTATCCACATAATAATATGAAGGCTTGTTTATTCCAATAAGATTAAATCCATTAGTTTTATAGACATTACCATTTGAATATCTTCTATCAGCATAAGATACAACAGAATATCCATAAGTATTACAAAAAGATTTTAGTAGTTTACTAAATCCACCAATTACACTTATTCCACCTTTCACACAAAATCTAGTTAGCTCCCAATCATAAGATTGATTAAATCTAGATTTTGCAAAAGTCATAATACACACCAACTCATTGTTATATTTTAATCCAAGTTTAATTGAGCTTTTATCTTCTCCTTGAATATGATATTCATTTAAGAACTCATTTTTAGTTTGTATGTCAACTTCAACTATCTCACATTTTCTAGCATATATTTTTTG